TCCGGGACATGATGCTTCGGAATGAGCCGAAGTGCCGATCATGCGGCAGGCTCTCGGAGACGGTCCACCACCTGGAGCCGGTCGTTAAGCGACCAGATCTGGCGATGGACCAGAGAAACTGCTACCCTTGTTGCAGGGAGTGTCACCGCCTCCTCGACGCTGGACTCTTGAAACCGAAGCCTCCGCCGTTCCGTGAGTGGAACGGAGCAATGTGACCCAGCGAGACGCCTCGGTCCCCTTTCGCCGAGATCCGTCCGACAACCCTCCCCTCACCGGGAGGGTTGTTGTTTTCTGGTCACTCTGGTCATACCCCTATGCCTGGTCCTGACTTGAATCGAATCTAGCCTTCCCAGCCAGCCCCTCGACCTCGCCCTCACGCTTCGCCTGAGCGACTCGCTTCCGCTGGGCAGGCGTCGGGACCAGGAAGCCCCCAGCGGCCCCCAGGAGGCCCGTAAGGACCGCAGGCGCACCGAGGGATCCCGCGACCCCCTCAGCAGTCTGGAGGACCGATTGGATCATCCCCTGCTGCTGGTCGGCGATCTCTTGGAGGGCTATCCCTTGGGCCTTGGCGATAGCCGCTGCGGACCTCAGTTGAGCCGGGGAATGGAAATCTCCCTCCAGTTGAGGGAAACCCTTGACCGAGCATCCGCTCAAGATTGGCAACGCGAGCAGAAAGAGAATGGATCTCATGGGTGACCTTTTCGAGTTTAAATGCGACGTAGCAGATTGCCGCAGGCGTCAGGGTCGATGCGACGGTAATGATGAAATCATTCATCGGTCTCCTCCTCCTCTTCCTCTTCGATCTCCTCGACTTCCATTCCCGCGTAGTGGGCGAAGGCGTGCTTCGCCAGGCCCTCGCAGGCAAGGTCGTTCCCCCAGGCAGTCATGAAGACCTTCGTGCCTCTGCGGTTGGTCCGCGAGTACACGATTAGCACCGCGTCAGCGGATACCTCTTCAATCAGTTGGTTCTGGATTCTTAACACGGCCTTGTCACGTTGTTTCGGCGTCATCGCTTACCCCGGAATTTGGAACGGTGGAATGGTTCTCCCCTTCCGGACGGCATCGGTTCATAGTATCCCACCCCGTCGATGACGACGCCAGCGGCTAGATTCGGTCGCTGCCACAAACCCTTACCGTAGCGCATTGCGGCATGTTCTTCGTCGATACCGCAGCCGGTGTCCAAGCCAAAAAGCCGGACCCCGTTTGGCCCGGAAATGTAGTGGACGCCTCCCGCGCAGTGGTTGTGTCCGCAGACCACACTGACAAGTGCTTTCTTCACGGCGGCAAGTGCGGGTGTCATGCCACCGCCGCCCTGGTGAATGTATTGCACTTTGTCTATGGTTACGTCCTGAACCCACTTCCATTTGGGGGTGTCCCATGCTTCCGAGTAACCCTTGATGAACCGGGGGGGGATGGAAACAGACGCCCCGAGTCGGTAGACCCGTGCGTCATGGTTCCCGATCGTGACCGTGGCGGGGTTGAACGCATCGTGCCACCTGCGGACTCGCTCGAACGTCTCCGCTGCTTCGTCCTCTGCTCCTGGTGCATCCGGTTCTTTGGCGTGGAACGAGATGCAGTGCATGTCCAGGATGTCACCGATGAACACGACGCGATCGGTTTCCCACTTCTCAGCAAGGGACTGGCAGAATGCCATGTACCCCGGATGACAAGCAGGTTCGTGAACGTCGCCGATGACGAGGACGCGGGTCATGCGCCACTGTGAACCAGATACGGCACAGTTGGCCTGCTGTACTGCAAGCACATCCAGTCGATTCCCATGTCATTACTAGTGCTGTCGGAAGCCTGCTGAATCACTTGGCAAGCAAGTTGCCCAGCCGTGGCGAAGGTTCCAGTACCTACGGAGTTCCCAGCAACGTAGACGTTATACGTCCACTGATTTGAAGTTGAAGTCTTCACCAGTTTGATTGCCAGCCGAGTGAACACGTTTTCGTCGAAGGTAACTGCAACGCTGGTGTCGCTCGATGACCCGGTAAGGTCTTGGGCGTTCGATTCTGTTACCGCGTATCGCCAATTCGCTTCACCACCAATTGACCCAATTACGACGCGATTCGGTGGTGTAGACGTTCCGTTTGAATACCACCCCAAACCGTCATTATTCCAACCGCTGACAACTGGATCGAAGATTGAAATGGCACAAAGGTTGTCTCCCGTCGTAGCAGAAGAGGCTTCCAGGGAAACATTACATTCCCAGATGATCTCATCTCCGGTAACAGGGATGACACGCGAAACAATTCCGGTAGTCATCTGCGCCCAGTCGTTGGTTGAACCTGTTCCCGAATTCGTATCGAGAGCCATTCTTCCGAACGTATCTGCGCCTTCTGAACCCATAAACTGACGTTTAATTGCGCCGCTTCCGGCGGTATCTCCTGCCCACCAGCCGTCGCCTGTTGTTGTTTCCTCTCCTCCGCCAAAATCTTCGAACAATCGGACGACGGTTTGCGGAGACTGGCCCCATTGTTTCTCAGTTGTGCCGCTCGGAAGATTCGTCAACTGCGAACCGTCTACAGCCGGGAGCCTGGAAGCGTTATCCAACTGCACCACGTTCTGTCCGCCGGTCCCGACATCCTTCGTCGCCGAGGTTCCGAGTTGCAGTGCAGTCTGTGCTGCTGCTGCGTCTGCCGCCGTCACAACGCCAATCATCGGAGCGGTCGCGGATCCTGTTCCGCCCCTCGCAATTGCTACCGTTCCCGAAGTCAGGTTGTCCGCGTCATCCGCGCCGACTGCCGTTCGGTAAGCACCTGCCGTCGATTCCGATTCGTTGACTTGGATGTGGCCGAACGAGTCCACCACGATCTTGACGGGGTACTCCTCGGATCCGACGAACGTGCCTGGACCGTGGGCGATCGTGCCTGTGCTGGTAATGGTCCCGCCGGTCAGCCCGGACCCAGCCGTGATCGATGTCACCGTGCCGGTCCCGCCGCCGCCCGTAGAGGTCGGGGAGCAATACGTCACCTCGGAGTCCGTCAGGGTCACACCGATGGTCTGCGAGCCGTTGCTCTCGACCGCCTGGACTTCCGCCTCGACCGGGGTGTTGGACCCGATCTGGAGAGTGGCGTCCCAGAGCGAGTTATTCACCGCCACAACCGTGTCAATCGAAAAGACCGCCGTGCCGCTGCTGGTAGGCTCGGAGTCGCTTATGGTCAATCCATCGACCTGAAACGTGACGCTAACGCCGTCGCCGGGGTCTGGCGACACCGTGACGTTCATAGTGGTCGCACCGCTGTTCGACAACAGGATTCTGGTTGGATTGCAACTCACGATTTGCCCCCGAATGGTACTGCCTTGTTCAGTTTATCACGCCTCTTCCCACATCCGCAATCCTTTCCCGTCTTCTCCGAGACCTTGTCGACGACCCACTTCACGCCGGTCTTCTCGGTGACCTTCTCGATCATGTCGCCCAGGCCGTCCATTTTCTTCAGCGGTTTCATACGAAACTCCCGGTCAAAGTGATGTCTTGCTCTCTAGTGGTCTGGGCATTGATCCAAATTTGATCCAGTGTGCCGGTCGCGTCGAACCCACTACAACACGGGTTGGTGCTGGCTGGAGGAAATCGGTCAGGCCGAACGTTTACCGGAATCGTGGCAGAGAACGTGCCGGTCTGAGTGCAATTCGTTCCAGGCGTGTAATTGACTGTTGTGGATGTGGCCGTTCCTGCCCCTGACTGCCATCGATCGCAAACCGCACCGATAAAGGTCTGCCCGACCTCAACGTCTCCGTCGCAAATCAGATCGCCACGGCAGTCGCCGCCTTCGTCTGTTCTAGTAAACGTCCAGCCGCACCCCAAACGGTAAGTCTTTGTTTCTGACCACGACCAAGCCCAAGAGTTCTTCGGAAGCCTTGAGCCGTCGCACGTTGTTGTGCCGCTGTCGAGATAGTTGTAAACACTGAAACTAATCGTAAGGTCAACCTCGATTTCGTATTTGCCAGATCCCACTGACACGATCGAATAGTTGCCCGCGCTAATGCCGTCCACACGCCACTGGTATTGGTCGACTCCGGCGTTGCTGCTGACAACCAAAGCACCTCCGCCGCTGTACCCAGTGATTTGGAAACCAGGAGCGATTGAATTGTCGTACTTGTATTTCATGCACTCGTCAAACCCGCAGCAGTCATTCGGGAAGACATCAGTGATGCAATCGCAACAATCATCAAACGCAGTCGAAAAGTCCGTGCAAGTCGTTACCTCTACGTCGTAACTGCTTGAAAAGTCCCCCCAGTGTCCGCAAAAATTGTTGCTTCCCCCGGTGTATTTGTAGACCTTGCTTTGATCGAATCCGCATGTTTGAAAGTCTGCCGCAGGCATACGAAGAACTTGCCCGGTCGTGAAGTAACACGGACGGAAATAGACGTAATCCGAACAGCAGCAAGCCCGAGCCAGCGTCATGTGCAGGCCCCATCGAACTGATTGGGGTACTGAAAGATGCAAAGACGAAAGTCTTGGTCATCCTTTGCCGCAGGCGAGACGTAAGCCATTACATACGCCCCGTTGGGAACCGGCTTCAATTCGTAGGTTCCCGGCAGAGTTGACACTGTGATGCCGTACTGCGTGGTGGCGTTGTTTCCGAGTTCGTAGATGTTCAACGCGGTCGAAGACTCAAACCCCGCGTCCGTTCTGGAGCCAGTCGGAAAAGCGTACTCGTCACCCCAATCTATCGACTTGATGGTGTAGACAAATTTACCACGGTCTACGCCGTCGTTATCCCCGCCGGGGTAAACCCTGGTTGAAGACTCGACCTTGCACGGAATTGGCCCTTTCCATATTCCGGAAATCATAGCGTCTCTCAGGTGATAGCGATGCTGGCAATGTCATAGACGTTCTTTGGGAAGTCTGTTGTTGCCAACGTAAAGGTCTCATGGAACGAAGTTGTCCAGAACACTGTTTCCGCCACAAGGATCGGTCGGTCTGGAGACGCTGCCATTGTTTGCTCGTCCAAATCCGGCACCGTACCGTCAAGGCCCCACGCACTCTGATCGAAATGACCCCACTCGTCCCAAAGCAACACCAGTTCGCACCGCGAAAACTGGTCGTCGAGAGAAGAGACATTGATTGACTCAATCAGCAATTCGCCAGGTCTGTACCCAAACAACGCGACCTCGTTTCGTTTGTTGAGGTACTCGTCGGCACTCAATGCCCAAGTATCCCACATCTCGTTCGTGACAAGGGTGTTCGTTGTTGGGTTGTTGCTGATGTACGGCTTGCGGATAACAAACGACACCGCGATTCGCCGCTGCTCGATTGCAAGCGTCACTGGCTGGGCGTTGATGTCAAGTCTGTATCCCGCGCAATCCATATCGGCTTTTAGTCCGTTTCTCCAATTAATCGGATCAAACGCTCCGCCAGAAGGCGTGCCAATCAATGGCCCGGAACTTGTAGCGTTCGTGGTCGGAACTATCAGGCCAGCACCACCTCGAAACGCTCTTGCTAAACGCGACTGCGTAGTAATGTCAACAGAAACATGGGGGTACTGTTCTCCTTGATCCAAAGTCATCAAGGACAGTTCAATGTCGATTTCCCACAAACCAGGCGATGCGTTGTTTACCTGACGGGCGGTGAACGACTTAACGACCCATCCATTGATTTCGTTAGCGGTGATTTCCGCAGCGGTCTGGTCAGCCGTAAACGAAGACTGCCAAAGAACCCATGCGGATGCGGACCCGTTGTAATACTGGAGTGGGCGTCCGATCCGAATGTCCCACTGCAAGTTTGTCGGGAAACCAACTTCGTTGACAACTTGCGTTCCTCTTTCGGGCCAGTCGTCCTGCGTGCAACCTTCTCCGCTGTCGGTGCCGCAGTAATCGACAATCAGTGTGACTCGACCAGTAGAAGCGGCAAACACCCCGCCGTTGCGAGTGTCCCATGAACCTTTTTTTACTCGTATGGCTGGAACACAAGTCATGGCTGCGAAGATCCTTGTGTTCCGAGAGTTCGGTTTCTTGCTTGCATTGCTTCCTCTTTTATCATCGTGTCGATGGGCGAGGTAACCATTCCAACAGGGTCATTCACAAACGCCGAAAGCCCTGCGGTAAACGCATAACCCATTCGCTCGAAAAACGTGTCCACGTTGATGCTTAGGGCCGTCGCACCGCTTTCTGTGGCCTTCTGGAATCCCAACCTAGCGGTTTCCGCTTTCTGGGCTTCTGCTTCTGAAATGTCGCCTCGCTGCGCCGATTTGATTTGATCCATGAGCAGCCCAACTTCAGCCTGAATAACTCGCGCGCCTTGCGGCCCCAAATAGCGAAATTGGGCCACACCTTCTTTCGAGGTTTGTATTTGCTGTAGAGACTTTCGGCCCATCATCGCCACGCCTGCAACCGTCAACCCAAGCACCCCCAGAGTTGCCGAAGTTGCGAGCCTAGCCTGGGCTTGTGTGTATCGCTGGAACTGCTCCGCTTGCGGGCGGTACAACTCACGCATTCGCTTGGTTTGCCTTGCGCCTTTAAGGTCGCCTTCGGCCATTTGCCCGGCCATCTTTGTGGACAAAGCCCGGTAGACGTTCAACGCCTGTTCGGACCCTTTGCCCATGCCCAGCATCCCAGCGGCTTCCTTACCAAACCCGCGAATGGATCGCTTTGCATTGCCAAGTGCCTTTGTCAGACCCTTGGTGTTTCCATTGATGTTGACGAAGAGATTTCCTACATTTGCCATCTGAATGCACCTCGCATCGCTGCTGCGATCTCTTCTTGCGTCTGCTCCCCCGCCTCGCGGCGGAAGTATTCAGCCCAGTCCAACAACTCTCGCGAACTCATCTCTTTCCGAACCTGCCGAGCCAGCATGCCGATCTGGGATGCGACCCGATGGATCAGCATGTCGATCGGCTCTAGCCTTTTCCCTCAATGTTCCACCCGTTCAGATTCGCCACCAGTCCAAAGATTTCAGTGACGACTTGGGCGGGCCATTGAGCGACTTCGGCCTGCGTTCTTTCCGGCACCAGCGAGGCGGCGACTGCTGCCGACATCGCTTCGTCCAGGTTGGCAAGGACATCCGCCTCCAACTCGCGGATGGTGATCTCTTCGCCTCGGACGGTGTGCTTTTCCTTCTTGGGTTCAAACATCAGTGCTGCCTCCGGAACGTAACCTCGCCCTCAAGGATTCCGTCCAGTTCGACCGAGTGGTTAAACGAAACCAAGTGAACGTTAATCGGACCCAAGAAACTAGCCGTGGGGCTTGTCGAACAAGCATTAGCGAGGTTCATGTAGACCTGAAGTGTTCCAGATCCGCACTTCACCATTTCTGCCGTAAGGTCTTCGCCGTCAAACTTGACGGTGAGCGTGTATTCCTCCGGAGACGCAAGTCCTGCGTAAGCAATTCGCCGACTGTCATCTCCAACCGTTACGTCTATTTCCGGGCGATCGCCGCCACTACGCGAAAACCCCGTAACCGCAAAGTCGATCGCGGACCCGGTGCTTGGCGTAAAGGTCGCCGTGATTCCGTTGCCAAGTACGTAAGTCATTCTGCAAAGAACTCCAAAGAAGTCGTGTGGATGTAAATGCCCTGACGTTCCCCGTCATAGGCGGATTCAAAGTCACGACCGACCGAGGTCACACGCATCGGGCAATCTTGTGACCGCGCTGATGCCACGATCTGCTCGCCAATTGTTTCGGCTTCTTCTAGTGTTCTGGACAGAACCAAAGCGTTGTATCTGACAAGCCTGGGGCTGGTGACGGATGGGATCGGATTCATGAAATCGTCTCCTTCAAACAGATAAACGACCGCAGGAAAGCCGCCAGCGTGGTTTCGGACAAATGGGGAAACCGGAGCCGTTACTGCGCCGTCGAGAAAGTCGTGGACCGTTTGCGGAATGCTCATGGTCTGGTCGCCTTCCTAAACTGCATTAGTTTCGGCTTGCCGCCACCAAGTGCGTTTTCAATGGCAAACGCCAAGCCTCGTTCCAGCACCTTCATCGCTTCGCCTTGCTTGTCGTCGAACGCACTACGTCGAATCTTGTAGCCGTGGAACTTGCGTCCGGTCTTGTGGTGCCGAAATCCATCTTCGATCAAATGCGACAGCGTGGAGGGGTTGCCCTTGCCTTCGTTTACTCGCTTGACAGAAGATCGGAACCAGAAATCACCCGGACGCTGCTTCTTGGACTGAAACCGAATGCTGTATTTCTTGGTAGACCACTTGCGGTATTGAATCCGCTTCTTGAACGGAAACACCGTTTCGTGCGTGTTGTTGGTCACATACGGATATGACCCCGAACGCTTGCGGGACTCGTCGTCAATAACTTGAGATGCGTTCTTGACCGCCATCTTTGCATACTGGCGTTGCATACCTCCCGCAGCAACGAGGTCACGCAAATCCCTTTCGATCTCTTTAATGTCCAGATTAAGGCCGATCATAGATCCACCTCGAAAGCGTAGATCACAAGTTCATGCTCGACTTCGCGTACGTCCTCGATCCGCTCGATCGCCAGTTCCCGACCTTTGTAGGTCAGGCGGCAGCCGTAGTCGATGCCCGAGTCATACCGCATCTTGATCTGGAAGAACCGGCGTCCTTCCATCTGCTGCATGCCCTGGTCGTCGAGTTTGCCCTTGATGCTTTTCACCTGGCCCCATCGGGTGATGGTGGTGTCCGTGCCGCCGATGAAGTCGGACTGTCCGACGCTGCCAGCGGCAGGCGTGCTGCACGTTACGGTGATCCGATGTCGTGCGCCGCCACTATTCACATTGCACCGTCCCGGAAGTTCTCAAGCAGGGATCGGTAGCCGATGGGCAACTTGGTCAGGTTGATGTTCTGCTGCACCTGCTCGCGGTTCTCGTAGAAGTTCGCGCCCAGTCCGAACACGCACAACTTGAGATCCTGCTCGATGTTCGGTGTGTTGACCGCGTATTCCCAGCGGTAATACTTGCTGTATTCGCAGGACTTGTCGGGACGCACCATCGCGTACCACCAGCCCGCGCTTGTCATCAGATAGAACTTGGAAGTTACGTCTGTGGTCGTTTCCGCCGCAGCATCGACTTCCGTAATAGTCCCGATGTTCGTCGGCGACCCGACCTCAGCACGGAACGGTGGTCGGTAGTAGCCCGACTCCTGGGTAACCGTCCCCGACCGCATGAGACGCCCGGTCCACTTCTCAACTGCAAAGACTGCTGCATCCAACGATCGCTGCGCAGCGGGGTCGTCATCCGTGATCTCCAGGCGGATGTGATCCTTGAACTCGGAGAGTTGGAACTGGTGCGTTCCCAGATTTGAGAGCGTGTGCGCCATGTAGACCCCAGCCCCTCCAACCCCCCCCACCCGAAGGTGGGGGAGGCGGAGAAGGAGAAAGATGCCCGATCAGGATTCCGACCAGACCAACTGACCCGCCGCGTAGGGGCGAAGCCATCGACCGTCCGAACGCATCCGAGTAAGGTATCGAACCTCACCGTTTGCACTGTCGGTGTAGGGGTCGACGAGTTGCGAGAATCCGACACGATCGAAGATGCCGTAATCTTCGGTGTGCATGAGCATTGCAGCAACGTTTCCGTCCGACTTGCTCGGAAGGTTGTTACTGACTGCAACCGGAAGGCCCAGGATCGTGCCGATGTAGTTCGACTCGCCCATCGTCGAAGTGAGAAGGGGCTGGTACAAGGGTCGGCTTTGACCATCGACCATATTGGCGATAGCCGCAAACGTCTCCTGGCCCATGATCCACTTCAGTCCGCCCCAATACTGGGCGGGGATCTTGTCGTATCGCAGAGTCGTGAGAGCCTGCGTGACTTCCTTTGCGGCTGCCGCAGAATCAGTCCCGTCCATGACAGTGATGTCGATGTCCGTCTTCTGTCCACCAGTTCCCGTAAAGATTGCGGTCGGCGTTGCAGCAGCGTTGGCATAGTCCGCCTGGGCGGTTGCCCACTGCTCCGGAGTCAGGAAAACCGGCTCCGGCCCATCATCGGAACCAATGCCGGTTGCGTAGGCACTGTCGAAATACAGGCCATGCTCTTCGGCGTGCTGGAGAAGCATTTCCTGAACAGCGTTTCCACGCGCATCCCGAAGAAATTCCTCGGTGACGTTCGACTTCGCCGAAGTCTTGAAGTTGCGCACCCGCACACGCTCGAAGGAACCAATCTTGCTGGGGTAGGTTCCAGATTCAGCGGTAAACG